TTTTTGCGCCTCTTGATTATGTTTTTTTAAGTCCATTTAATTTATCTTATATAACTAACTTTGGTTCCAACGGACCAAAGTTCTTTTTGATTTCCAACATCTGTAGAATTATCTATTGAAAATTTTACTGTTGCAAATCTACCTTTTATTCCTGACATACTGCTGCCAAATACAACTTCACCTGGTTGTGCAGATGAATTATTAATAAGATTAGCATAGTATTTATTTTCTTTTCTGTTAAAGCCGGAATAATATCTTACCCCGTTTTCAGTATAAGCTCCATCTACATAACTTTGTATGTTTTGTATTGAATCATTAAATTGCTCCCAGCCATTAACAGTAAAATCATAACCGGTTGGCTCTGAAATAAAATAATCTACTTGCCACCCATTATCTCCTTCGTAATTAACTGTTTTAAATACTTTATTGTTAGATGGATTTTGATTAAATACAAAAGTTATATTAGCTCCTCCAGATATTCCATAAAAATTTGCTACATCAACATTTTGAGAATAATGTTTCCAAATGTTTGCATATTGTATTGAATAAAAATCATTTTTTACACTAAACATTTGTGATGGCTTATAAGAATAAAAACCAACCCAACCATTTATAAGTTCATCAAAGGCTAATGTAGAATATGTATTATTGTCTTGATACTGTGGTGTTTGTTGTAAAGATAATATATAATTTTTATTATGTATATCGTAACCACCCAATATTTTAGACGGAGCTATTGTATTTATTGTAACAACTTCTCCTGCCGTAACACTTGCAGATCTATCTAATGTTATTACTTCATAACCAATTCCAACTGGACTTTTATCTGATATATAACCAATAAAATCGCCATTTACTAGTACTTCCATTCCAAGAAGCAATTTTGCTACGTCGACATTATATAAAAACAATTCTCTATCGTTAGATGGATTACTAGCACTTAAAGATCCAGCTTCAATAACCCAATTGTTGTTTTCGTTTATTAATGCTAAATTATCTCTAAAATAATCAAGCATTCCGTATTGAGATATTTCTGTAATACCATCTCTTGATAATCTTAATATAACGCCTCTGTCTTTGTCTGCAAAGTATTTTTGAAAACCATAAACGGCAAATGATTCTGGGTTTTTACTAATACCATATTCTCCCAAATAAGGTTGTACTTGCCCAAGAACTAAATTCGATGTCGATTGTATTGGTGACCCTTCAGCTGTATAAACAGCGTCTTTGTCAACTAATATAGAACTTACTTTTGACTCTTGGAATATAGTCATATTTGTATTTTCAGCAAATAACTTTTGAATTGAACCATTTGCTGGATCAACGCTTTTTGTAATATCTTCAGCTACTGAAAATTGATTTGTTTGGTTTATGCCTGTTCTAGAATTATATATTCCAGAATATATCATAGAATTAAACCTATGTTGTTGTGTAGGTTCTTCTTCTACAATATAAGCTTTGACGCCTAAATCTGTTTCAACATTGTTATATCCTCCACGTATTCTAGATTCTTCTACAAACCAATTTAATGAAAGCGCAGTTGGATATGTAATTACATCAACAGCATCTCCCGGGAAATCAGGAAGTGTTCCTCCGCCAAGTAATGGTAACGCATTTGATCCCGTATTATATGGATAACCATTTGGCCAAACAGGAGCAGAATCTACGGTTGGAGTGCCAGCGTCATTTACTTGCTTTATCCAATATGAGTTAAAGTAAGATATTTCTATTGTTGTGGCCATATTTTATTATTACTTGTTTTTATTTTATATTACACACAAGGGGAACCAACAGGACAAGTTGATATTGCTGGTATTGCTGGTTTAAATATAGTTGTAGAATAAGTATTTGTATTGATTCCGCTAGCGTCTTCTATTGTTGCTTGAATTGACATATTACCACCAGCAGAAGAAACATAATCTACATCAAAATAATAGTTTTGACTAGTAGCAGATGCTACAAATGAAGCTGGTATTCCACAAGGGGCAGCAGGGTTTGATGCTGTTGTGTTTACTAAATTATAAAAGTTATATGATACGTTATAGGTTTCACCTATTACCAAGTTAGAAAATGTAACTCTATATCTTAAATCACCAGTACCATCCCCGCCAATATTCCAAGTACCACCTGGGCTACAATAAGGGCTTGAGCTAATTGTTACAGAAACAAGCGGAACTTCAGTTATTGTTACTTCAACATAAGCAACTTTAATTGCACCGCCAGCATCTCTCATTTGAACGTAACAATCAAAAGATTCCGATCCAACAGCCTCGTAAGGCAACATAACTAGCTCACAAACACCAGGGTTGTTTTCATCTGTTCTAATTGTGAACATAGAAGGCAAAAGATTTTGTGCGTTTTGTCTAAATAATATTTCATTTGTATAGTTATCACCATCACAAAGCGATCCATTCTGCGCATAAAAAGTATAAACAACTACACCGTTATTATCAAAAGTTCGAGGTGTTGTTATAGTTGTTATTGGTGCAACAGGTGGTTGAGGTACTGGTATTATAGTGGCTGGGCAAGCTATTGCTGTAATAAATGTCGGAGCTGTATTGCCCAACAATAAATTACTAAGTGAAACAGTAGAAATATACTCTTCACTTGTAACTGGATCTGTATAAACACATTGAACAAGCATATTAAAAGTTCTAGCAGCCGCGTTTGAACCATAATAGAAATAAGCATCGGTATTTTGTCCGCCGGCTATAGAACTTGTTTTTATTCTAAAACCTTGCGGGTCAATTATTGTTCCAGACCCTGGATGCCCTTCAAGCCAAAATTCTTCAGTTCTATTTGTTAATTCAGCATCATAAACACTTAATAGTGTAAATGATAAATCACTTAAAATAACATTTGAAAATCCATCAACAACATTAATAATACCACTAAAAGCATTTGACCCTGGTGCAGTATTTTCATTTAAAGTAAATGTATAACCATTTGTTTGAACCGCTCCTAAAAACCCTCCTTCTAAAATAGCTGCATTTAAATCGCTAATAAGGCCAGATGATGTTGTTTCCCAAAAAATATCTAATAAAGATTCTCTTGGTTCTGTTTCATAAACAGCTAGCGTATTTCTATATTGTAATACAGCGGGGTCTGGGGCAGTTTTGCCTATTTGATTTTGTACTTTTAATCTAGCAATAGAAGGATTAGTATTGCTTTGATAAAATTCTGGATAATTAATATCAAATGCCAATGGATCTGATCCCGTAGCAGTTGTATCGTTATAGTTTGCTTCTGCTAAAGTTGAAATAGAAACCACAGTATCACCAACAAGTCCAGGATAATATTGTTTATTATAATTATAGTTATTATCATTTATAGGTGAAACTCTGCCAAAAAGTTTTGTTCCACTTCTATATTGCGTTGTGTCTGGCCCAACTTGATCTAAATCTTTTGGTATTTTGTTTATATTGTCATTAATTAAAACAATATTTGCTGTTTTTCTTCGTTCAAACAATGGATTATTTGTACCTGTTGCGCTATCAATATAACTATATGGATAACCATCTAAAATTCCAGGCAAATAAGCATTATAATATTCTTGTTCTTTTTGTTTTACAACAATTTTATAAGAATACCAACCAGTTGGATTAGGCTCAGCAACAGTAAGTGTTAATTCGCAATTATTACTACCACCGTTAACTGTTACAACATCTCCATTAGTATATCCTGTTCCAGGATCACTTATTTTTAAGCTACCAATTTTTCCAGCAAATACAGTTAATATATCTACGGTTAAACCAGTTCCTGTGCCCCCGGTTGTGCCAATGCCAGTTCCTGTAGAATAACCGGTCCCACTAGTGTTTTGTACAATAAAATCAACCCCGTAATTTGGATTTTTATATAATCCAGGATAACCAATGGCATTGTATTGACTTTTTGTTGGTATTGGAGAGTTTATAATAGTTCGCAATGCATATCCAGGCCAATTTAGAGCAGAAGTACCAGAGTTTGGTTTATAAGGAATATATACAGTAGATCCACCATAATTGTATGTTCCATCGCCAACAGACACATCATTTGATGATAATATAACGCTTGATTGTCTACCAAATCTATCAGCTAAAACAAAACCAACTTGGTAATTTCTATTTTGTTTTACAGTATGATTTGGATATTCTTTTTGACTCACACTAAGTACACTTGTCTTATTAGCGTAAGTTACATTGTAGTCTAAAGCTTTTGGAGGTGACTGTGTTGTAAAAAAGTTACCATATATAATTCTATTTCCAGCAACTTCTTGTGCTAAAGCACGAACAGGAACTTTATCAAACACTCGTGTTGTTTGATTTTCTGGTAAATTTTTATATGGTTTTGTTGAAATATATTTATAGTCAAATACATATGGATTTGTATTAGAAGCCATAGCCTCCATTACAGTCTCAATTTCTACACTTTCTATAACTTTTACTTGTAGACCGTCGGATTCTTTATAAAGTATTTCTACTTCTTTTACTTTTAAATCTTTCTTTGGATTTAATGTTTCAAATTCTATGTTAGCAATTATTTGAGTAACATTATTTTCAAAAAAATCTACTATAGTGCTTTTAAAAGCAGCTTCACTATCATCACTTAAAAAATAACCCATTTGTTTTGGAATAAAACAAGGTTGGGTAAAAGGAGCCATTAAAGAATACTCATTATCATCAAATTTAAAACGATAACTTAATCGTATAAATTTGTCTGACAAATAATCTGCGTCACCAGGCCAAGCTGGGTCATAATCTGGTTTAGCACTAACACCATCTGGATAATATTGTTCAGTTGGATTTGTCATAGTTGAAGCCGTGCCTATTGATCCAACAGATAAATTGTTGATATTCATTAAACTAATTGGCTTCCAAGGATAATATTTAGCTACAGATATTTGATCTTCTTTTGTGTAATATGGATTTGTTGTTGACCTAGCTGTTGCTCTAGTCCCAGCTCTAACGGCGGGAAAAGTAGTTGCTGTTATTACATTTATTTTTCTTGGTTGATTTCTATTATCTGTCCAAAATAATAAATCTTCAATAATATTTACTCCTGTTATTTGACTTCTAGCAGAAAAATTTAAAAAGCTACCTTTTACTAAAGTTATTTTTTCAGAAGTATTAGCATCGTACATTTCAATTGCACAGTAAGCACTTGCCGGGGCAAAATTATCTACACCACTTGGTGAAGAATCAATGTAGTCTGTAACAAAATAATAAAGTTTTTTTGATTGTCGATCAATATAAGCACCAATACAAGTGTTATATGTTGACTCTCCGTGATACAACTCATTACCAAGAATTGTTTCAAGAGCACCAACATCATCTCCTTCTGATCTACTTATGGCAATATTTAAAGCATCTCGGTATTCTCCAGGTGGAACAATACGATCATCAAGATCTTTGTTCATTTTGGATTTTATGAAAGTATTTTTAATTTCAGCCATTTAATTTTAGTGTTTTATCCATTTAGACTTACCTCTCATTACTTGAGTTATTTCTTCAAGTTTTATATTTGATAATCTAATTTTAGCATTTCTTAATTTAGCACTACGCTCTCTTTTAAGTCGCTGTACAACATATTCAGGTTGGTTAATACGACTTGCAATAATAGCATGAAGTATATGCGCATAAAGCGCTTCTTCTGCCATTTTAGGGACTTTTGTGTCTAAGTCATATGCTAACCCATCTGAAATATATTCAAGCAATATAAGAGCCCCAGTTAAGTTGCTTGAAAAAGATATTTTGCCTTCTCTGTGGTCAATTGTAAACCAACCATTATATTGAGCATACTTGCCATCTAATCCATACTGTTCTCCATAGTAGTTGACATAACCACCATTATCATAACCCCAATAATCTAATCCTTGATTATAATCATATAATGACCAAGCCCCGTTTATAAAAACAACATTTGCGGCATCCCAGCGGTCATTAATTATCGATGTCCCTTCTAAATTATCTCCAGCGCTATCTTGTGTTGGTATACCAGCATCATCTTGAACTGGTATTTCATATGGGTTTTTATGTAGGTTATTTGCCGGGTAAATAGGCCGTTTAACTCCTAACTGATCAATCCAAGATACGGCAGTATAATTAACGTAGTCCTGTGGTATTACAACACTTAAACTAGGTGGTATTGTAAGTTCCTGAGACTTAATACTTTTAAGCGTATCATAACTAAATTCTTGTAAACCGCGTTTTGCATGAAACAATACATCTGTTCTTTTTACACTTGGTATTAATTTATCTTGGCCAACATACGCAATTAAAAAGTTATTTATAATATCGTTTAATGTAATATAAGCATAACTACCATAATTTTCATTTACAGTAGTCCCATAAGCGTCTTGATTGCCGTAGTTTCCGCCATCGATTGATTTTAATTGAACAACAATAAATGTATTTGCCGCTGGCGCTACAGTAAAAGATATTGTATTTCCAGTAACACTATATTGTGACGTATATTCAGTGTATGATCCAGCTAAACCAGTAGCACTTGTATATAGTTTAAAATTATTTAAAACATAATCGTCACTAGCGGGATTATAATTACCAAATACAAGATTTGTGTCAAACGTAGTAGTAAAATCAGTTAAACTACCAGCGCCATCTTGTTGAAATCCCTGAGCACCCTCGTAATATTGTTGATTAGTTTCGGTGATTAATCCACCATTTGGAATAGGCATATTTTACTAGCTTTTAGCATTAACTTCAATTTTTTGTGACTCTGCAGCAGCCGCTTGTATAATCAATGGATCATTTACAATAATTCCCATATACATTAATATTTTTAAAATAAAATTGACTTGTTCTGTCGCGTCAATTTCTGGCCAAATAGAAGAGTTGGCGTCATACAAATAAGCATTACCGCTTTGAGTATATCCCCAAACAACATCCAATGGTCTTCTAATATAACTAAGTGTTATATCGTTGACATTATTTATTGACGTTGGATATATTGTAATTCTTTCTTGCTCCCATAAGTATTGAGGAAAAGCTTCAGTTGGTCTGGTTAATGGCGATTTATTAAATAATAAAAAGTCATTTTTTTGAGCACGTTGACATTCAACTTCGTAAGCCGTGTCTGCTTTATATATAACAGTACCTAACTTATATATATTAGTTTGTGGAGATTGCGACGGGGGCATTGCAGAGCTGGTAAATGTAGGACCTTGAAAATAACCAGGTGAACCAGCTGTATAAGTTAACTGAGCTCCAGTTGCTGTTGTTTTAAATATAGATATTTTATTATCTAATTCTTTTAATCTTTCAGAGTATTCACTCGTGTTTTGAGGCACACGTAGTTGTTGTGTGTAATCTTCAAAATAATTTTCAAAAATTTGTAACTGAACCTGTGTTGCTATTTTATTGAATTCGTCAGGAGTAACATAACCTCTCTGCTCTTTATTCATTATAAGTAACACTGTTTTGTAAACTGTATCTACGTTTAATGCCATTTTATTTTTTTATTATAATACAAGGCAGCCGCTTGTGCGGCTACCCTATATTAATATTACATGTTATTTTAAATTTTTCTCTATATTTCTATAGACTTCCACACCTTCATCTGTTTTAAACCAAGCAGCCATAGCTGAATATGGATTTTCATCAAAAGGTACATTCATTAATTTTCTATCGTTAGAACCCCAATGAAAAGATCGCTGATCTGGAGAAAGTCTTAAAATACCTACTTCAGTTGCTCTAATTGCTACATTACGTAAATGAACATTTTCATCGTTTGCTAACTCTATAAATAATACAGGGTTTTTTCTAGCAAACAATAATAAGTCTCGCTTAAGTTCTTTAGAGCTCATATCTGAAACTTTTGACCCAAGCTCAACTCGCATAATAGCTTCTGCTTGATCAATGTCCATTGTTCTTGCCATATTTAAAGCATCAATTTCTGCTTCAATATCATCTAATTCATATTCAGCTTCTTCTGTTGCATCAAATTCATAATACTTAACGTTACGCGCTGGATGATAGAGTGATAATAATTTTTGAAGATTTTGTTGTTCTTTTTTAACAGTTAAAACACCGTCTCTAAAAACAATATGCCCAAGTGTTGCCTCCCCTTTTTGTTCATCAACAAGTGGAGAAGTTTGATTTGTTGCATATCGTATTTCTCGTTGTTCTGCTGTTTCTGGATCAAAATACAATAATGGGTATCTTCTTGTGTGTCTAGATTGTAAAGTAAAAGTCAGCGGAGATACACTGCCTTTTAATATATACGTTCTATCTTTAATTTCCCAAGTTGGTTTTTTGGATTCTTTAACTTTGGGTTGTGGAGCTACATAAACTTCTTGCTCAACTACAACATCTTTTACTTGTGGTTTTGGCGCAGCTTTAGCTGTACCTGTTTTTTTTGTTGCCATAATATAATATAATTAAATAATTGAAAATAAGGTATATGGGCCCCGAAGGGCCCAATAACCTTAAGAATAATTAAGCTGTAAACAATACAAAATTGTTAGCACCTTGTACTACAAGACATCTTTCTGATAAGAAATGTACTTGCATTGCATCTAAGTCAGAAGTATAAGCTCCTCCGGCAGAACCAGTGATCCAGTTTTTCATACGACGATCATCACCTTGTGAAGCACGGTAACGAGTGTGTAAGAAAGGACGACGGATGTTAGTTCCTAAGATTTGATCATATACAGTTGAAGTACCAGCTGGAACAAGAACACCATCAATTCCGTTGTCGGCCACACCGCCACGAGTTGAAGCATCGTTCAAATATTTCCAGTCAGTCTTATAGAAATCATAAGAACCACGACGGAAACCGCTAAATCCAAGATTTAAAGCCATATCCTCAGAGTTCTCAAACAAACCATAAGCTGAACCAGCACCAGTGTTACCACCATCTACAGCAGCCAACATATCATCAAAATCTAAAGAAGTAGCACGATTTAAGAAAAGCATATTTTCTTCAATAGCTCCTTGAGTGTCTAAGTTCTTAAGAATTGAATCAAATTCAGCAAGACCAGCTGCAGCTGTAAAGTTAGAAAGAACATTTCCACGGCTACGAATAGCAGCAAAAAGACCTTCAGTACCAGTAACGCCGCTAATGGTAGAAGTAGCGCTAACTAGTTCACCTTCAACAACAGCCATTTCCAAATAATCTTCAAAACGAAGACGAGTTTCAGCTTCAGCTTTCAAATACCAAAGATAACCAGAAGTACCTTCTTCAGTGGCAACTTCTACCCAACCGATTTGAGCCATATCAGATCCGCTAATTTCATAACGCTCTTTAATGATAATTGGCTTGTTATTGTATTGAGTGAATTGTGGAGTTACTGAATTGATAGTAGCATCAGTTGTTCCTTTAGCAAATTCAGAACCATATACAAACACTTTCAAAGTAGTTAAACCTGTAAAGTCAATATCAGAGTAAAGAGTTGCTTGAGTGTAAGGAAGAACAGTAATATCACAGTTTCCAGAAGCACCAGCACCACTAACACCAGTTACAAGACACTTAAGTTCTTCACCGTTAGCAGGGTTCATTACAACGATAGTTTGGTTTACAGAAATAACACACTGAATGCTAGCGCTTTGAGCAATACGAAGAGTCGTAGCTGCTTGAGCAATAACATTAGTGTAAGAGATATGTAAACGGTTTTGCTCTGACCAAACAACTTGATCTGATGTCATTGGCATTTCAGCGCCAACCATACGCAAGAAACCAGAAAGAGTACGGTTACCGTAACGCTCTACTTCTTGCTCATAAATTTCAGGAAGATATTGCTGAGCAAAATTATTCCCACTTCCGTCTGTAAAGTTCAAGTAGTTTGAACTTAAGACTGTTTGTTTTTGTGATGGAACCAAAGATCCAAACACAGGACTTACATTAGCCATAATTTTTAATTTTTAATTAGTTAAATCTTTTTGTTTTAATTTTGAGTTTTGAAGAGTCTTGACCAGAAACAGCTTTAACTTTTAAACCATTTATATAAACAGTCTCTGGGGCCTTTCGGCTTTCACCCATACTAGGATTTTTAGACGATGCAATAATTTCTTTAGTAGCATCTGCTTTTCCTTGTTCATAAAAATGACTTGCAAGTTTATCTGCATTCATAGCCGCATACATTGCTTTGTGATAACCAGCTGGATCTTTAACATTACCTTTGTTGTCTAGGAACTTCCCGACTATGTTGTTAATATCTGACTGAGTTTCAGCAACTTGAGATGGGTTTTGAATACCATATCTAAACTTTTTTTCTCCAAGATTGAAATCAAAACCTTTGAAATCATTATTGAACATTTGTTTAGTTTGGTTTTTAAAAGCTTCATGTTGCTTAGCGCGCACGCTCTGCTCTTCGTTGTAGCGATTAAAAAAGTCCATTGCTTTTTGTTGCTCTTGAGTTACGCCTGGTCTCAACTTGATTTCATCGTAATATTTACTCTTTAAGTCGTTTAAAAAGTTTCTGGCTTTTCCAACCTCTTCTTTAAATGCGAGTTTTCTTTTTCTGATGTCTCGCTCATCATCTAATTCTTCATCCCAAGAAAAATCTTCTAATAAAAGATTTACATCTTCAGAATCTAAATAAGGTTTTGTTTTAGCATAATATTCTTTTAGCAATGCTACTTCATTTATATTAGAATAGTCAGCATTTAAGCGAACGTAATCTTCAACTGTACCGCCAGTTTCTTCCATAAAAGCAATAAGCTTTTCAACATTTTCAGGAAGTGCTTTGCCAGTTTGCTGTTGTACATCAATGGCATTATTTAATTCATCAACAAGAGTTTCGGATTTTTCTTGTACTTCTTCCTCTGTTATTTCTTGAATTATTGGGGTTTCTTTTTCGTTTCCTTCTCCCACTTCTTGCAATCCCAACTCGGTTTCTTGCCCAGCTTCTTCGCTCTTGTCCATTGACTCCAACAAGCTGCTCTCTGACTTTGATTCTTGAACGGCATCTGTTTCTTTTGTTAAATCTACTTTAATAGGCTCTTCTTGTTTAACTGATAAATCTACTTTAACTGGTTCAGTATCTGTTTTGCCTAATTGCTTAGCTTTAGGCTTTTTCATTTTGAAATCGCCTTCTTGTTTTACTTGTGTTGACATAATAAAATAATATATAATTAATTAATGGTTTTTATTTTGGTTCAAATTGTTCTAAGCCAAATCCACCTAATGTATCAAATCCTGCTGATTCAAAGTTTTTTGGCAAAGTATCATTTTTTCTTTGGTCTATTAATTCGCTTTGTTGAGTTCCAGTCATTTTGATACGCTTATCTTTTCTATCTTCAATGCTATCAATAGTTTCTTTTTCTGCTTTAGCTCTTGCTTGAGCTAATTGTATTTGATACTGAAACTCTTGCGCCATTAACTCTTTTTTAATTTGGGCCTCTGTTTGTAATCTTTGAATTTCAAACTGCGATTTAGCCTGCTCTATATTAACTTTTTCTTGTGTAAGAGCTTGTTGTTTTTGGACTTCAGCAAGAGCAGCTTGTTCAGAAGCTTTAGCATTTGCTTGGGCTTGGGCTTCAATATTAGCCATTTGAACTTGTTGGGCTTTTTCAGCTCTTTTCCTTTTCTTAAGTTTTAATAATTCATTAGCTAACTTAAGATTTTTAATTTGGCGAATATCAATAGCATCGTCTAAATCAATACCGCCAGATTGTAAAGCTATTTGAATATTTTGCTCTAACTGTGCTTTTTCTTCTTCATCTGGCTCTAACTGTAAATAAATACCAAAATCGTGAAGATTAAGTTTTTCTATTTCTTTTAAAACTTCTACATTAAAAGTTGAAATACTTTCTATTAATGATTTTTTAGTTAATGGGAAGTTTAATACATCTGCTATTTTTAAAGAAACGTTTTCACAGGTTCTAATTGTTAAATAATTGCTTGCTTGATTTATGTGTCTTGTAGCAACATTAGATGCGTTAGCGGCCATTTTTTGTAGTCCTAATAAAGCATCTTTATCTGGGTTACTACCATCTCTTGCTTCGTTTAGTCCAGTCACATCGCGTATCATTTGTAAATAATATTGATACGTTTGTATGAGTGATTGAATTTTAGCTTGCCCAGATGACGATGTTAGCTCTTGTACTGGAACTTTACCTCTGTTTAAATCACCATCTTGTGTAAGAGAACGTCCAACAATACTACCAGTTTGAAAATACATATTTAAAGCCTCCGCTGGGTTATATGTAGTTCCATTACCAAGATCAACCTCGGCCAAACCATCCATATCTAAAAATACACCATCTGGTATAACTCTAGACATAACTTGCTGCAGCTTTAAATGTGTTAATTGAATCATATCGGCAAAACCAGTTATTCTACTTACCAATGAATCAATTCTACCTTTATACATTCTAGGAGCACATATGTTGTAGTTCATACAAACTTTAGTTGTATCTGCCTGTGGTCTTGTCATATTTTCAGCAAGCTCCCACTTTAACATAGTATTTGTCCCCATTACTTTAGCGCCAGAGTATAAAACCTCAATAGTTCTATAAACTTTATCAAAGTTTTTGTTTTCAGGCGGATTAAAACTGTCGTCTTTTTGTAATGCTTTTTCTAAACCAGTATCTGTTTTCTTTATTTTAAACACTTGATTCATATACGTTTTATATTCAAAGTATAAAACTTGAACGGTGTTTTCATCGTAATTACCCCAACCAGTTATGTATTGACGATTGCCAGGCATTTGCTGTATTTCATATAACTCTTGCTCTGACAAACTTGGAAATTCTTTTTTAAGTTCGGGTATTGTAATAGCCTTTACTTCACCAACATAGTAAATATCTTCAAAGTTTGGATCTTCCGTATATGAATATACCATATAAGCTGGATCAACATAATCTATTTTAATACCATTAGAAGGATTAAAACTTGTTTTAACAGCACCAATTCCTAAAACTGTTAAATCATAATTTAATCTTTTACGAACTTCATCGTATTTGTTTTTATCCAATATATTGTTAATGGCCTCTTCTTCAGCAATTTCAATAGACTGCTTATAAGAAAGCTGCATATGTAACTCTAGCTCTTCTTTAGACTCAGGTAATTGATCTGCTGGAATATTAGTTCTTGAAAAATTTTGACCATTTGTTTGTCGAATCATCTGTATGGCTTCTTGTCCATACATATCAATCATTAGGTCATTAGCGTATTGTATTTTCTTTTTTAAAGATTCAGGGTCTTGAGCTGAAGCTTTAATGTCATATGTTTTTTGAGATATTCCATTTACTACAATATCTACAAACTTAGAAATAACAGGTACAGGTTTCCAGTCTAAATTAAGATAAGATAAATCACCATTAATAGACAACTCATCTTTGTATTTTTGTACAGATTGTTCTCCTCTAGCATATAATCTTAACTGATGAAAGTTATTCCAGTTAGTTTGATAACGGTTTTGATTTGTTCTTCCTTGATCAAACCATTCTTGCTCAATTGCTCTAGACACTTGTAAGCCATACTCTACGCTGGCTTTTTCTGCATCACTAACAACTTGGCTAGGAAAAGAACTATTAGTATTTGTGTATACTTTCATTTATTCTATTATTTTAGACACAAGACCCTTGTTGTCATATCTTTTAAATCCTAAATTATAAACTTCTTTTTTAACAGGAGCAACTGGAACGTATAAGTGTTTATTACAAGCCATTATCGCTAATCCAGAGCTAATTGACGCATCGTGTTTTGTTCTATTATTTATATTAAATTTTGCCCAATCCTCTAATGTTCTTTGAAAATACATATCACCATAACCAGGATTTAAAAATCCAACGTAATTTTCTATGTATGTTTCAATTGCAGCAGCGTGTGCTTGCTTAATATCTTCACTTGAATTAGGTATACCACCTATTTCTCTTTCTGTTACAGACAGTTTATTCCAAACTTTATCTGGTCTATTCATTGCAAAACCACGATAACCTCTTCTTTTAAAATGATATAACATTCGAGGTTTGTTATTTTCTGCAAGTATTGGCATTCCGTAAAACACACAAGCCATTAAAACATCTTCAAAAAATATTTCAGCTGTTTGCGGTCTTGCAATATACTCTAAAAAAAACATACTTGGCGGTACATCTTCCATAGAAAATTTAGTAAGACCGTGTAAAGAGCCATTTGATCCTCTTCCATCTACAGTCCCAGATATATCATATGGGTCACATCCAAAAGCACCACAGTGCTCGTTACCTGGATATTTAACACCATTTTTTATTATTACTCGATTTTGTAAATGTTGAGGTGGAACCCAACTGACTTTAAATCTACCATCTTTATGCGGCACAAACATAACACTAGTATCTTTTTGCCCATTAACCCATTGAAAACTTCCAGTGGTAACTAAAGTAGAATTATTTACGTCTTCGTTATAATCTATTTGCTCGTATATTCTTGTTAGATTAAATAGTGATTGTTTTGTTTCATCTCTAAAAGCGTGTTGCTCTGTACGAGGAAACTGACGATAAAATTCATTTAAAGCGTCTTGATCGTGCTTTAAACCATCAACTTCATTTTGCCAATAATCAATTACACCTATATCTATTTTTGATCCATCTGGGGCTTTAGCTGGTTGTTTTGGTGTATCGAATACAGGTAACCCATAAGCGTCAATATATCCTTCGTAGTTCCATTCCATAGGTATGAACAAAGAATATAATCCCGAGCGAGTCTGTCCATTGGCGTTTCGTTTAGTAGCGTCTGAATCATAGTAAAGTTTTTTGAAGTTGTCTCCACCTTTATCTAATGCATTTGACGTACTACCCATCATACACTTACCAATAATTCTAGAACCAAGTCTAAGTGTAGTTTTAGTTACCCGCCAGTTATTTAATATATTGTTTGGCTTTTCCCACTTACCACTTTCATCGTGGACTAATAGCTTTAGCTTTTCACCGTCATAAGAGTTATCACCAGTATTTTTCCAGTCAATAGTTGTATCAAGACCTTCTATGTCTTCTACTTTTTCGTTCACATCCAGCTTACGCCTTGTAAATTTCGATGCTGGTACACGATAAGCTAATTCTGTTTTTGGACGATCCATACCGTCCTGTATTGGTTTGAAAAAGAAAGGATAGTTAACTGATATTGGTACTACCTTATCTGTAAACATTTTTTTAGCGTCAGGGCCAGACTTTGATAATATACCGTAGCGACTGTCACTAGATATTGTAGCTAAGTTAACTACTTCACCTGAAGCCATAAATGAAAAACCAGAACGACGGTTTTTAAGATAACACATACCGTAGCATCTACTATCCGCTTTACAAGCTTCCCAAAATATAAAAAATAATCTATTAGCTTCTCTAAAATCAGGTTTACCTACATCAATCTTACTCCATTGGAGATACATATAATGTGCACCAGTAATATATGTCGGTATGTTATTATTGTAAAACCAAAAACCTTCATCGCGGCGTTTGAATTCATTGTCAATATAGTCATACCACTTTTCTTGAAACTCAGGTGGATATTCTTTCCAGTCAAAAACTGTTTTTATTTTTTGAAGCTCTTTAGGATATTCAGTGTGCTCCCATCTATTTAATTCAAAACTATGAATATTATCTTCAGCTGGCAAAGCTATGAATAATCCTTGTATTTCATATATTTCACCAATTTTGCCAGTTTTACTTATAACAACAACATCGTGATCTTTATTATAACCATATTCCCATTTGTTATAGCGATTTAATTTTTTAATCACTTTAGGGTTAATATGGTTATTTAATACTTTATATAAAGTTTGCTGATACATTATTTTGATCTCCCTTCTGCGAAACCTTTAAAAGACTTTACTTCTTTTTCTTCCTTAGGTTTATCATTTAGCATATTTTCTTCTTCTTGTATTCTATTAAGAATTTCAAAAGCATCAAACACAGCTAACTTTTTAGTTGCGGCAGCATTCTTAAGTCTGTCAGCGGAAATATCATCGCCTGAGTCAACGATCTTTTCTTGTGCTACCTTAATTAATTCCTCAACTGCTCTTTGCCCAGCTTGGATTATTTTCAACTTCGTCTCCTTGGTATTCATATTTTATAACAATATCATTTGATTTCATACAGTATAATCGCTGATCATCTATAATAAAATCAAATTCTCCATACGGAGTATACCCAATTAGATCACCAGGATTAATTTTAAGCGCTTCTAAGGACTTATTGCCATACTTTAGTATACCAATAAGCTTTCGTTCTTTATCAAGCGTTAGAGAGTCATTATTTTTTAGCGGCATTACAAAGCATCTATCGCCAAATGCTTTCCAATTACCAAAATCGCCGTACATATAAACTTGATCTGGTGCAACAAAAAACATATTGTCTATAAACATAGACCTACTGTTTTTTTTACGACCTTTCATATCATAAAATACTCTAAAGACATTGTGGTGTATAATAATTTTATCACCAACTTTAATGTCTGTTTTAAAAGCAAGTGGTACAGCTACCACCTCAGCTATATTATTCACAGCTTTGAATGCTTCTATTTTAGTATTTAATACAAGTTCTTTATTGCCAACCTTAATTGAATTATCGTAACGATTATCATTATAAGGCTTTACAATAAAATCATATAAACTATTCATTAGTATTCTAAATCATATTCAACAGAAATAGCCATATTGGAATTAAACTTTTTCCAAGGCATTACTTCATCGTCTTTTCTTATATGAATATTATATGAATTATCTTTTTCTTCAAAAAGAATATAGGCTATCTCGTGCCCTCCATATACAGTTTGTCCAATGGAATAATGCATGGCGTCATTTTTATAATCAGCACCAATACTAATCTTCCGTATGTTCGACTGCATCTTCTTCTTTTTTAATATGCTCGTATTCACCAGTCTTAAGATCAATAGTTACAGCACCATACTGCTCTTCAAGTTCTTTTTTGGTGTCTTCAATTTCCTTGTTTACTTCAGCCACCCTGTGAAGTAGACTATGTTTTTCTGTTTCAATAAGCCCGATGCGATTTAAAATATCTCCTAATAACGCTTGTTGCTCATTGACTTTCTTCAATTGCTCTTCTGTAATTTTCATTTTGATTAAATTTAATTGATTTATAATTATAGTATTACACTTTTTATGTAATAATTACTTATTCTGTAATAAACTTATGCTTTGTGTAGTCTAATCCCATAAAAGCGTGTACACCATTATCTTCAATGTCCACAGCAAAATTACCCCAATCACCAGGATGTGTTGCTGGAACTAGGTTACCTTCTTCGTCATATGTGTCGCTGATTTGCCAGAGTACGTCTACGTGATATTTTGTAGAGAGTACAGGAGCTACAGTCTCATTACCCTCTTCATCATATTCTCCAGGGGTCAGGACTATATTGCCCAGCTTCACTATGGAGTGATTGTGTGTGGGGTATGTGTTTCCATCTTCATCTGTAGCCACACCTAGGGCATCGATGTTTGCTTGTGCTACCGCGGCGTCAGGGAATTCGTATTTTGCAATGTAAGCCATTGTATATATATTTTATGTTGTTAAGTTTTGTAATTGTTCGTCTGTTAATGCCTCTGGGAAATATTTAAGGCTTCTTACTTTTCCGTAGAAAGGATTTGATGTTACCAATTCAAATTCAAGTTTATTTAATCCAATAGGCATTGCGTTAGGCGTTGTTGTGGAAACCTTACTTCCGTTCAACCACATTGAAAATTCAGATGCTTTATAAACTAATGCAATTTTATTGTTGTCTGTTTGAACATTAGCAACTGAAGATAAACTATCATTAACCCCGCCACCGCTTTTTAAGTACGCTTGAAATCTACCACCATCAAGTGAGTATCTTAAATAAACATAGTTATCAAATGTTCCATCAGTTATTGCTATTTGTCGATGAACACCACCTTCTTCTAAAGCACTTGCCTCTAAATAAAGCACACCTTCCTCTGAATTAAAATCTTGCTCACTACCGCAGTTGTTTGCTACATCTGCAATTCTTGTTACGGCTGATGTTGTTGCTTCTATTATCGATGTAGGATAAGAACCAGATTCAAGTTGTGCGTGTTGGATGTAGATGCTTCCGCTTGTGCCGCCTACATTTCCGTTACCATCTGCTGGATAGATTCTAACGCGTGTTACAACATCATTTAAACTTACAAACACACGATGCCAACCATTGCCAATATCTTCAATACCTTCAATGATGTTTGCTGATGATGTAG